GGCTACAGCGTCAAGGGCGCTGCCAGCCGTCGCGCGATGGGTTCGAAGAAAGCCGTCATCGACATCCTTGCAAACATCGCTATGCAGCGTGAGCGCACGATCGTCAGGGCTGAAAAGAACCGCGTCGCCATGTCTCTCTATGGTCTGGCCGTACAAAACCCGAACACGGACTTCTGGCTGGCGATTGACCCGGCTGGACAGAAGGACCCGAACCGGGCGATGGCTGACTTGATGACCATGGGCATTAGCCCATTGGACGCAAAGAATATTATCGAGGAACCGAAGCAGCGTTACGTCGATCCGAACACCGGCCTTGTCGCTGAACGCATCAACCCTGCGATCCGGTCCAACCCGATGGTGATTGCTACCCGTATCGATGGCGTGGAGAAGTATGTCTTCTTCAACGCCAACGATGAGCGGTCGCAGCGTATGGCTTCAGCTTTGAAGAATCTCGACGCTGACCAGCTCGGTTACATCACGGCAAATTTCATTGCGCCGGCAACGCGCTGGTTCGCTCAAGTGAACACGCAGTTCAATCCGATCTTTGGCGCGATCAACTTCATTCGCGATTCCAAGGGCGCGATGTTCAACCTGTCTACGACAGCGATCGCTGGCCAACAAAAAGCCGTTGCCGCTGGTGTGTTCTCTGCGATGAAGGGAATCTACCAAGCCACACGGGCAGAGCGCAAGGGCCGGCCTGCACCGGCTGGGTCCTATGCCCAGCTATGGGATGAGTTCCAGCAGGTAGGCGGTCAGACAGGTTACCGAGATCAGTTCGTCAATTCAGAGGACCGTGCAAAAGCTTTGCAGCGCATGCTTGATCCGGCATCGTGGGCGACTTCACCTCTGGGTAAAGTGTTCACCGCAGGCGGTACCTTGAAGGTGCCGATGGAAGTTGCACGCAAGACAGCAGCGCCACTGTTTGACTGGTTGTCCGACTACAACCAGACCATGGAGAACGCGGTCCGCTTGTCTGCCTATAAGGTCGCTTTGGATAAGGGGCTGTCCAAGGAAGAAGCCGCCAGCATTGCGAAGAACCTGACGGTCAACTTTAACCGCAAAGGCCAGATGGCCACACAGGCTGGCGCGTGGTACGCCTTCTTCAATGCAGCGATACAGGGCAGCGCACGACTGATCGAAACCCTGCGCGGTCCGGCAGGCAAGAAGATCGTCGCAGGCGGTTTGATGATCGGGACGGCACAGGCTTTCCTGTTAGCTGCTGCCGGTTTCGATGACGATGAACCGCCGGACTTTATCAAAGAGCGCAACCTGATCATTCCTATAGGCACCGGCGGTAAGTACCTAACCCTGCCAATGCCACTGGGCTTTAACGTGATTCCCAACACCAGCCGTGTCATGACTGAGTGGGCATTGTCGGGATTCAAGAATACGCCGAAGCGGATTGGCCAGATCACCGGTGCTTTGCTTGAAACGTTCAACCCAATCGGCAACTCGGGCTGGAGTGTGCAGACTTTGGCACCGACCCTTTTTGACCCAGTGGTCGCGCTGGCTGAGAACAAAGACTTTACTGGCAAGCCGATTGCGAAGAAGGATCGCAGCGATCTGTCTCCTACGCCCGGCTATACCAGAACCAAGGACACCGCAAGCTGGTTCTCGAAACAGTTTTCGTACTTCCTCAATCTTGCAACAGGCGGCACCCCATACAAACCGGGATTGTTTAGCCCGACGCCTGACCAGATCGATTACTTGATTGGCCAGATCACTGGCGGCGTTGGTCGCGAAGCGATGAAGATCGAGCAGTCGATCACGGGCGCGGTCAAGGGTGAAGAGGTCGCGCCTTACAAGATACCTATCGTTGGCCGGTTCTATGGCGACACTCAGGCAACTGCCAATATCTCAGGCAAGTATTATGAGAATCTCACGATGCTCAACAAACACGAAGCCGAGATCAAGGGCCGCAAGAAAGATCGTGAAAGCCTTGATGACTACTACGAACAGTATCCTGAGGCACGCCTGTTTGAGAAAGCAAACTCGATTGAGTCTGACATCAAATCTTTGAACAAGCGTTTGAAAGAATTGAAAGAACGTGAAGGCTCAGAGGAGTCAGTCAAGATCGTTAAAACTCAAATCACTGCAAAGATGAAACGTCTCAATGAGATGGTGAAAGACGCAGAGAAATAATTATTCTCCGCGCCCGTCATAGGTGACATCGGTGGTGTCACCTAATCTCCACTTCGCTTTGTCTTCGACCTTGTACTTTGTCGTCGCGACTTTGAAGTCGGGGAACTTTATCTCTGACGGATTCAAAGCAGCATCAAAGAACTGGCAACGGTTGTTCGGTTGCAATGCGAACTGACCGTTGTCCAGTGCAATCAGGTTGTAGCTCTTATGCTCATCCATCGACTCGACAAAAGTGAAGTCGGGTATCCGAGGATCGGGATGACATCCGTCCAGCGTGAACATGTACACGCCCTCATACATCTGCTTGTTCTTAGCAAAAAACCTTGCACGTAAACCAGAGAGCAGCGGCTTCTCGACGACAGTTACGTAGTGAGACAAGGCATCCCATATCTGCAAGTAGTCCAGTGGTAGATCGTCGCCAGTGATGGGCTTATGGCAGAACGCGCTGATCGGCAGCTTGTCGTACAAGGCGGCATACTCCGGCAGGTAGGTTTCGAACCTGAACGCCTCACCGTTATGCGCCTTGACGGTACACCATATACCTTCGACGTATTCGCCGTGGCCGCGCTCATGGTCGTAAAGATACTCAGCTCTTACCAGTACCTTGACTGGCGGTAGTGGACAGATGAAGTTCACAGTTTGTGTCCTCTTATCATGCGGCACTTCTCTCTGTCTGCCGGGCTAAAGTCAGGACTAATCTCAGCCACATCGCAAGGTGGGTTTTGTTTTTTGAAATTTGAAAGGTTTGTAATCAGTGGTGCTACCACCAAACAAATTACTACGGCAGCAAATAAAACCTTCAGCAGATCGTAAACCAAATCTATTTCAGTTTCTCCCTGTTCTTGATCTTTATCATGCAGTCTCCGCATTTCCATCTCCTTGTTCGTCCGTTTGAGCTAGGTATCCATTCGCCTCCAGTGCGAAGGGGCCGTCGATGATTGCAGTTCGTACACCATCTCTCACCTGTTGCTGCTTCAACCGCTGCTACTGCTTTCTTTAAAGTACTCATTCTTTCATCCAATAACGTAGCTCGACAATCTGCGCACACTCGCGCAGCTTTGATACGTTGGTTCGCTTCATCACCTCAATGGCGATAGCCACAAAGGTTTCTATCTCTGCACGCTCTTCGTCTCCCCATCCGATAAGCTCTGTGACGCAGGCTTTGAATCGCTCATCTTTAAGTTTGGCCAGTGCGCTAACAAGATACTCAAGTTCTTCACGCGGGAGCGAAGCTCGTTCGCGTAACAAGTATCGCATACGCTCTGCCTGCCCATCCACGAAGTTTGCGTCTGGCCGCATTCTTTGCATTTCATCCTCTTTTCCCCAGCATTTTACGCTTGATACTCTCGGGTATCTTCGGTTTCGGGCACCAGCCCAAGCAGTCGTCTGTCCATGTACCTACAATCAATACCCCGCCGGGGTTTAACAGCAGAAGGCTGGCAGCCCTTGGCGGTGGGTCGATGTCTGGATCGCGGAACCAGAGCGCGTCCGTAGTCGGTTGTAAGAATTCAGTCACTGTAATCTTTCGTTTTGATCACGGGCGATTCGCTTATCTTTCTTTCGACAAACTTGTCAGCCCTCACTACAAACTTATGTCCGTTGTCGTATTTGATGTGGACCAGAGATTCTATTTCTTCCCAGCACCCCTCGATCTTGTGGCTGCCGACAGCAATTACATACAGGTACCGACGGCCCATGCAGCTATCTGTTTCTTTGTTGGTCAAAAAGATTTCGATCAAGCCGTCTTCGTAAACCCATCTTTTGTTTTTGCTTGACGTGTCTTTGAGAACAACGCCTGCATAAGCTGGCACGGCAAGTAAAAATGCAAGCAGGAATTTAATCATCTCGATGCTCCTTCATCCATTCGATTACGTCCTCTTCCAGCCAGAGCAACTTGCTGGTGCCGGGGATGATGATCCTCGGCGGCAGTGTCTCTGGCCGACGGCTTGCATCCGAACGGATTGTTTCAACCGCTCGACGCAATAGCGTAGCCATCTCTTCCACGCCCAAGGTTTTAATAGACATCAGTCAATCTCCTTCATGTAATACGGTGTCTCGAATCCATCGCCACGCAGCGGCAGGTCCTTGGCCCACGGGATCGGTCTGCCCATGATCTGCTCTGCTAGATGCACGTCGCGATGGCCGTCGATCTCTTCCTCCGCCACAATTTCATCATGCACCGTGGTCAGCAGCGTGAATCCTTCTGCGTCCAAGGCCAGCATGGACTCGGCCAGCAGGTCTCGCGCAAGTGCCTGCGTGATGTTTTCCACCAGCTTGCCGCCGTAGGTGGACAGGCGTGTCCACTGCTTTGTCTTCTGGTCCAGACCTTCGTAGGTCAGGGACCCGGCGCGTGCGATCTGGAACTTGCTACCGTCGGTCTTCTCCCGGTACAAGTCTTCCGCCTCGATGCGAGGCTTGACGTAGGCAAGGCGGCGACCAGAGGGTAGGCCGATGAACAGGAAGCCAGACTCCCAGATAAACGTCAGCTTGCTGCGGCCACCGGCGATCGGCACATCGATGCTGGTCTTGCGTGCCACTGCATCCTTGGCTGCGTTCTCGCAGTCGTACCAGAACTGCACGACCTCGGGGTTCGCCTCGCGCCATGCAACCTTGATCGGCTCCAGCTCATCCTCTGTCAGGCCCATGTCCAGTGCGCCCATGGTCTTCAATGCACCGGCTCCGCCTTGGTATCCCAGCGCCAGCTCTGCGACCTTGCCCTTGAAACGGTAGGGCGACTTCTTGTCTACGCTACCCTTGGGCAGCTTGAACATCTGCTCTGCCGACGCCTCATAGATTTTGCCGTGTGTATTGAACACATCGATGCGCCACTGGCACCAAGCCAGCCAAGCCACGACACGGGCCTCGATCGCGCTGAAGTCAACGATCACGAACTTGTGTCCCGGTCTGGCCACGAAAGCGGTCCTGATCAACTGTGACAGGGTATCGAACACGTTCCCAAAAAGGGAATCAACCCCATCAAAGTCGCCGGCCTTCATCAGGTTGCGTGCAAGGTCGATGTCTTTGAGTTTGTTCTGCGGCAGGTTCTGGACTTGTACAAGTCTACCGGCCCAGCGCCCGGTCCGGTTCGCACCGTAGAACTGAGTCAGGCCGCGCACGGCTGCGTCGTTGCAGGCGGACCTCTGCATCGCGTGATACTTCGACACGCTGGTCTTGGCCAGTTGCTGGCGCAGCTCCATCACCCTGCGCACGACATCGCTCTCCGTGTTCTTCAGGATTGCCGGCACCGTCTTCTTGGTCAGGTCTTCCACGTCGGTGCCGTCCTCGACCACCAGCCATGCCAGCAATTGGTTGCGGCTGTTCGGGTTCGATAGCCCGGTCAACTGGATCGCCTCATTGGTCAGGCGCTGCTTGTATATCTGGTCGCACTCGATCGCTGCCTCTACCAGAGTGCGGTCAATCGTCACGCCCTTGTTGTTCATCTTCTGATCCAGCACCCACAGGCGATGCTCTTTGTCAGGCACCGGGAACTTGGCCAGCCTGTTGGCGATCTCGCGCTCTGCGACCACGTCGCCTGCGCAGTAGTCCTTGAACAGACGCCACTTCTCCCGGTCATGGATCGGCTTGTTGCGAGTCCGGTTCATGTTTGCTTTGGTCGGTTTGCAGGGGATGCAGAAGTATCTGATCAGGGCACTGCCGCTGCGCTTCTTCTGCTGATCCTCTGGCAGGCCAACGACCTTGCCCACGTCAGCGAGATTACCCGGCAGCCCCAGATACAGGGCATGCACGCTAGTGCATCTCCACTGCATCGGGTCCAACGCTCTGCCGAAATGCCTACCCAGACAAGCCAATTCAAACGCTGCGTTGTAAGCAGTCTTGATGACATTGGAATCGAAGATTGCCGTCTCGACCTCTGGCGGTATTGATTCGCCTTGCACCAGATCGATAACCTGTACAGGTTCGGCATCGAATGCATAAGCGAATAGCATCACTTCAAAATCATCGCTCTCCACATAGCGGTGCATCCCTGCTTTGCGCAGGTCCACACTACTGAATGTCTCAAGGTCTATGCGGAGAGTGGTCATCTTATTCTTCAGCGGCTTCTGCCTGCATGCGCTTGATCTCGGTCTGGTATTGATTGACGATGTCTTGGAACAAGGCTTCGACCTGACCGCGTGGTAGCTGGTTCAGTGCAGTCAGTACCAGCTCGACACCGGCTGGCGTCATCTTAATGTTGGTGATAATTTGTTCGGTCATTCTTTTCTCCGAGATTAAAAGGTGGGGTACTCGCTGCGTCTGGCTGCAATGCGCTCCGCTTCACGCGGTGCCGCACGCCAGCATCCGCTTTCCCCCGGTGAAACTTAGTTCAGGAACTCTTCATCAGTGTCACTGAAATCGTCGTTCGCATTCGAGCGACCTGACAATGCTTCGCCGTCGGCTACCTTCTGCACGTTCTGCAAGCCAGCGCCTACGCCCTTGTTGCCCTTCTGGTTGTAGGCAAAGAAGTTCAAAGCGACACGCGCATAGCAGCCGCTATACACTTCCGCTTCTTCAGCCGGTATCAGCTTGCCTTCAATGTCACGCTCAGTCGTCACGACGCCCGGCTTTTGTTTGCTGTTCGCATTCACAAACCAGTGGCCCTTGTATTCAGGGCTGTCGCGCTCAGTGTCACCGTCACGCAGTGGCATCTTCAAACCAGCAGGCACCTTACCGCCCCACTGATCAGCGCCGCCGGTCTTCGCTGCTTCGATCGCAGCCTTGACCTTCGCGACTGTTTCCTTATCCGTCTTCGGGATCAGGACGCACACGCTGTACTTCGGTTCTTGACCGGGTTCCTGCGCACGGGGTTTGAACAGGTTCGCATAAGACAAACGAACTTTGCCGGTGATTACTTTGGTTCCTGCATCTTTTGGTGTAGACATACGGTCTCTCCTAGTTTACGAAAAATCTGCATTGGCGGATGCCGCAGCAGTAAGAACTGGTCTCTTATCCTTTTCAGGTACCAGCGTTGGTTTGCCTGCTGGCTTGACGATTAAATCTTCAAGCAAACTGGCGAACTTCTTTTTGCCAAGGACTCTCTCCATGGCTGTAATTCCAAGCAAGCTCTTCTCATAGATCAAAGCTTCTTCAAGACCTGACTCGATCAGTCGCTTTGCTACATCTTCTTCCTTGCTGTAGCGGCGCACGCTCCTACCTTCGACAAGCTTGTAGCCGGGCACGGTCTCGCCCTTCTCTGCTTGCTTCAACGCATAAGCTTTCACGTCGTTCAACCAATCAATCAACTGATCAGCCTTGGGCAAGACAGCGACGATCTGCTCCATCGTCAGCAGCTCTGGCTCGACTAAAGCGAAGTCTTGATTGGCCAACTCATAAGCCTGCTTCGCACGCTGTGGGCATTGGTATCTCGCACGACAAAAGCACTTCGTGCAATGGTCACCCGCAACCATCTCACCCTCGCCTGCCCATGCAAGCTTGGCCTTCGGCTTGACTTCCTTGTTGCCCCAGTCGAGTAGCTCTTGCAGTGTGATCTCTTCGCTGCCGTAGTTATTCAGACGTGGCTGCAACACAGTCATGCGTACACGCTTGATGTCATACAGGTGATTGAATTCATTGTATGCACCCAATGCATAGAGACGGAACTGACTGTTGTTCTCAGCTTCAACTGCGATACCCTTGCCATACTTCAGGTCCATGACTTCGATCCACTTGTCAGTGACGATCACCACGTCACCTGTACCGAAACCTTCCGGCACCCACGGGCTGAAGTCCAGTCTCTGCTCGACCAATATCTTCGGGTCTTCGCATTGTGTGTACGCTTCCTTGATGCGTTCGATCACGGCGCGTACTGCATCCATGACGTGGTCACGCAGGGCAGGGCTATCGTACTGCTCAACGTCAGCCGGGTCCAAGTCTTCAGCCGGACGACCAAGGAAGTGCAGCATCTCTTGCTCAAACACTGCATGAGCAAACGTACCCTCGGCTGCAAACGAAGACGACTCATCCGGAAAAGGTTCTTCCATCTTCGCGCTCGGCGTGCATGTCATCCACTTCTCGGAGCCAGATGCCGATAGCTTTGCGTGCAGCTTGACTGGTACGATGTTGGTCATTCGTCTCTCGCTTTCATCATTACGTCTGCTATGTGATACGCCAATAGAGCAATCGCAAGCTCAGGAGGCTCATCATCGTCCATTAAATCTAAGTATGGTGGGTCATCGCCGTATTTAGAAACAATTGACTGCATCGCCTTGGCCGCAAAGTAATCACGTAATTCCATACCGGTCGAACCGGTCACGGTTGGAAACGCTTTCATTTTTCTCTCTCCTTCAGCATGGTGTCTGCCATCTTGAATGCCATCTCTGCGATCTTTTCTCGCGGCAGGTTCTCATCGATGGCGATCTTCATCATCGCGTGCATCGCCATCGCCGCATAGAAATCTCGCAGGTCGTTCATGTCTTGATCTCTTTGTCTCTCGGCATGTACACCTCTGGCGGTGCCGATGTCACCTGCTGCTTGTACCAGCGCATCGCGTCCTCGACGATCGCCGCCGTGTTCGCGCCCAGATAGCTGCCGAAGATCAGGGCCGCAGTCGGCGGTTCGTTGATCGCGTCAGGGTTGTCGAGGTTGGCTTCCATCTTTAGCTCATCGCCCTCATCCCACATCTTCAAAGTGACGGTGGTCATAGCTCCTCCGCTGCTGACATGAGTTCGCCGTACTTCTCTTCCGGTACCTCGGTCAGTTTGCTGACACCGAAGTCGGCCATCAGTTTCTTGATAGCTTCCTTCTTGCCCTCAGACGACAGCTCACTGAGACGGGCACGGACCTGTACCAGTGTCACGACTGGCGCTGGCTCGGTGGGTGCAGGTGCCTCGACTTCAGGGGTGGGAGCCGGCGCTGGTGTCTCGGCCTTGGCACGCTTGGCCTTGGGTGCTGGTTCGTCGTGGACGATGCGCGGTGTTGTGGCCATTAAGATGCTTTGAGATAAGCGGTTAATCGCTTCAACGATCTCGGGTGCTTCGACTTTGATTGTGATGTTCATACGCTTACTTTCTTCCGTTAAAAGTTTTAGCCTGTCCAATCCCCTTGTATGGGACTACGCATCCGGCGTAATCCGAAAGTTCAAGATTACGCGGCTCGTCATAGAACATTCTTTGTTTCAATGCCGGATCGGGTTTCCCGTTTACATCAATAAAAAATTTGGAAGGGCTTTGATCTTTAATGAAACTGGTAGCCGCTTCGATTCTTTTTGAACGCACTTCATAGGGCGCTGATGCCGCGTCTTTCAACATGGCTATTTGGGTTTGATTAAGCATGTGCCGTCTTCCTTAGTGAATGTCTGAAAGGTCTGCCTCGCACTTCGGGCATTCCATGTGGAGTAGCTCTTCAATTCTTGCTGCCTCACTTGCCGCTTCCTCCAGACGCTGCCGGAGTTCGACGATGAGTTCGTTGGCGTAGTGGTCATCGCAGATGTTGAACAGCTCATCGTTGGTTAGACCGTTGTATCGGGTGTAGTTCATCCTATTCTCCTGAATTGTTTCACCTTGGACTCAGCCTCTTTGGCTGACTCTTGTTCCGCCTTCAGCAGGCGGCGTATCTCGCGGAACTTCTTCGCAAGGTCGGTCGCACTGGCGGACGTGTACTTGAAACGCTGGTCGAGGATGCTGAGTGGGCGATCTGTTGCAGGCTTCTTTAGCATGGGGGTCCTTTCGAAAAGGTGAGCGATCTTAGCACCCCATGCACAGCGATGCAAGGGGGTTGTGTTGATTTGCAATGCTTTGCATACTTGCGCAGGATACGGGTGCCCTGTATTATCCGGCAATGACCGAACTCCGCCTGCGTTTATCCATTGGTGCCCTACAGTCTATCGCTGCCGGGGAGGAATTGGTATTCACTCTCGCGGATGAGGATATTGAACTCAGCATCGCCTGTGATGAATCGGCGATGGCGGCTTTCAAGACAGCGGTGGAGAGGGCGATGCTGGAGTTCATGCCTGCTGCACCGGGGATGCATTAGCCCAGCCGGGGGTGGCGCATATAACGCCGGCAGTCAGGGTCGGGTGCCCTTCGAAGTACACACCAACTCGGTGACTTGATTGACACCCCGGAAAGACGGGGAAACCGAGCCGCCCGGTTGGCGGTAACTTTTTTAGGAGATCACGGTGAGCATTTCACGCGCTGAATATTTCAAAGACCTTCTCGAAGACTGCCACCTCGCAGCAATCGATTACCCCAAAGAAGACCGAGCCGTCATCATGGCGGCGCTCATTCTCTCAGACAGCTTGAACGGCATACGCAAGACGCTGCTTCAGCAACGCTTCTACTACGACAAAGACTGAAGGGCGGTCATGACAATATTCATTCCGGTGTTATGGATTTGCATTAACGCTCATTGCGAGTTCATGCAACAACGCGGCTTTTATACCAATGAAGAAGAATGCAAAGAGGAAGTGCGTCAGCAAAAGCAGAAGATGCGTGACAGGGCTGAGATGAGTGAAGGTGAGATCACGCAATTGGAAGGCACTTGCATTGACGCGACCGTAGATAAAAACTTGAGAGCGAAGGGGGAGCAATGACCATCACACTAACCAGCGAGGAGGGCTACTACTGCGTAGTGTGCGGCAGGTTCCTGCCCGAAGAAAATGGCGTGATCGTGCATGACGATGTGCCGCACCCTGTTGATATGGACTTTGGAGATGAGGAGAAGCCACAATGAAGCACGAAGATTTCAAGATGCTGGCTGAATTGGCTGGGTTTAATACAGCTAAGTTTGATGGGCCAGAGGCTAACTTACTTGTTACTCGACTTAGAACATTTTGCAACCTTGTAGAAAACTATGTGCTTGGTGGTTATCCAGACAAAAATGGAAACAGAGACATATCAATTATGGGTCAAGGCATTGGTAGAGGCCAAATAAAAAGTGTAAGCCTTGGAGCGCCAATTGTTTGGAAAAAAGAAAACCAAGAATGGAAGACATCGACCATCCGAGAATTTATGGGAAAAGATAAGGAGAACAAACCTACAAAGGAGGACGCATGATCATCTACCAATTCGACTACCGGAAAATCCT